TCAAGCGACCACTTTCAAGGTCGGATGCATCCCCTCTGGTTCCAGCGCCGAGGCAGCCAGTTCGAGGGCCGAGGGTGCCAGCTTCATGTACCGCTCGGTGGTCACGAACGAGGCATGATCCATCCACTCTTTGATGCGCTTGGCGTCGACACCACGGGTCGCCATCCGGCTTGCGCACGAGTGGCGGAAGACGTGGAACGGCTGAGTTATCCTGGCGTAGTCGCCGCCGAGCTTCTTGTAGATTTCCATGAGCAGCCGGCGAGCCTGATCCGCGTTGATGTCCTTGAAGGGACCCTCGGGGTTCGTGCAGGCCGAGCGGCGGCGCTGGAGGGCAGCCTGGGCGCGCTTCGTCAGCGGGACACCCATCATGTTGCCGTTCTTGCGGTTCTCGAAGACCACCACAGTAGGGCGGATCGTGCGCCACTCGACGTTCAACGTCTCGGTGATGCGCGCCCCGGTGTCGATCAGGAACATGACGAGGTCGACGAGGTCGGCCCGAGCATGGTGGTTCAGATGACCAATGAGCGGGTCCTCCTGGCCAAAGTCGAGCCAGTTGAGCGAGCCCTTGCTCTCGTCGAACAGGGGCGTCTCCACAACCTTGGCGATCATGCCGCGCTTGACAGCCTTCTTCAGCATCATGCGGACGGGCGACATCTTGCGGTTGATGGTGGCACCCGAGTTGCCCAACTCACCCCGGAGGTGCTGGACGTAGTCGTCGATGGTGATCTCGGTAACCTCGGACGGGTGCCGCGCGCCGCCGAACCATTCGAGGAACATCTGGCCGTTGCGGTACATCTTGGCCGCGCTGGCGCTGCTGTCGAGGTCCCAATCGACCTTCACCATGTCGAGCAAATCGGCAAGACTGTCGACCCTGCCGCCGCCCTTGGTGACCGTGGTGGGAGGCTCAGGGATCGCGCGGCCCATCTTGTGGGCGTGGCGGGCGTCCTCTTCCCAGGCCTTGGCAGCGGCCTCGGTGTCGAAGACCGGCCGGTAGCGGGTCTCGCCGAGCTTGACGTCGACCTGAAACCCTCGGCCTCTCGGCTTGACGGACATGGTTAGCTCCCTAGGAGTTGGATGAGTGTGTTGTAGACCCGGATGCCCCGAGGCGTCGGCTTGACGCGCTTGTAGCGACGATCCAGAGGGTCCTCGTAGGTCTCGATCAGACCATGGCCGGGAACAATCTCGGCCTTGCCCTTGACCACCAGCTTGCGCTGCTCGCTCAGAGCTTCGATGTTGCGGGAGATCGGCCCACCATCGCCGAGGCCGGCGCGCTGAGCGTACTCTTTGATGGTCAGCTCTGGCTGCGCAACGATGTGCAGGAACAGGCTGATCTGTTGGGCCTGCATTTCAGCGTTCAGCTTCCTGAACTCGTCTATGAAGGCGATGAATTTGCGAGCCGTCTTGTTCTCGACCCCTCGCGAGACAGTGGCGTTCATTGGATAATTCCTTCCGCAGTGATAGGTACGTTGGTGGTGTTAGTCCAAGTCCGCATCTACTGCAACAGCGGAGGCACCTCCTCGTGCCCCCGCCTTACGCAGCCCCTTTGTGATCCGCCTCCCTGGCGGCAGCTTACCGGATGCGCTCTTCGAGCAGTTCTACCGGGTAGGCGTTCAGTTCGTTGATCCCCATCTCGACGAGCGGGGCAGGCGCGGGGACCTTGATGATCCCAATGCCGCGCCGGCTGGCCTGATGCGTAAGCCAGTGTCCGTCGCGCAGGGTGCCGGTGATCGGATCGTCCATAAGCTCGAAGGCACCCGGCATGTTCTTCGAGAAGTAACCAAGCACCGTGTCGAACCCTTCAGGCACGTCGGGACTGGCATAGGGGTTGTTCGGTACTTCCGCGCTGACCCCCGGCGCGGCGATGCAGGTATTCTCAAGAGCTAATGCAATACGGTTGAGGACCCCGAGGAGCGCGTCGACTTTCTTTATTTCCATTTTTACTCAATTCCCTGAGATGTTGCCTGTATGTACGCCCCTTCGGGGGGCTCCTAGGCGGTTCACGATTTCGTGTCTACGGCTTTGGTATCCAATTTGGACAGTGAGCGGCTGGCCTCCAAGACAGCGCGCTCGACGCGGCGATAGAACGGGGCGGTTTTGGGCGTGTCTGGCTTGCCATTCAGAGTCACTGTGGTTTTTTGGCCACCCCTGTTGATGGAAATCCGTTGCGCCGCTTCAAGCACCTTGAGGTGCCTCAGCACGGTGGTCCTCGGCAGGCTCGTCGCGCCGGCCAGGGACGTGATATTCATCGGCCTGCCTTGGTAGTCGCCAAGCCGCACCGCCATCAGAACCACGCTGACCTCGGTGTTATGATCTAGGTTCTTTATGGCTTCCTGAATGTCGAGCATCATCTCGATCAGGATACAACGTCTGGCCCTCTCCTTTGGCGTATTAGTTGGCATGTACTGTGATCCTCCGGTTCGGGGTCCAGCGTTAGCAATAACTAATGTCGACCCCTGATGGTTGCTGGCGTCTCAACTCATGGTTAAGCGGCTTCGAGGTGATATCGCGCGTACTTCTGGCCGGTCGGGTCGATCTTCATCTCGGTGACGATCTTGTGGCCGAGGCGCTTCAGTTCGAGGACGCGGGCCGGCAACTGGCGGCAGCGCAGGACGCCCTGGGCTTCGAGCGAGGTGATCGCACCCTTGCGGCGCAGCAGATCGAGGACCGACTTGGTCATGGGCGCGGTCGGCTCCTTGGCCGGCGCTGAGACGAGCTGCAGCCGCTCCTTCGGGAAGTACCAGCAGTCGGTGCGCTTGCCCGGCTCGAAGCCGTCGAGCAGTTCGAGGTTCTTGTAGCCGAAGCCGTTGTGGCCGGCTCCCAGGTCATCGCATTGGACGAGATAGAGGGTGGCGTAGTGGCCGACGACGGTGCCGCGCTGGCTGCCGTTGAAGTTGACGATGGAGCCGAGGGCGATGCTGAGCTTGGTCATGTGGTCTCCGATTGATTTGTGGAACAATTGTAGAACGAATGGGCGATAGGTTTCAATTCCTATCGTACAATTTGGACGAATTGTCGCGACAGCTTGTACGATCAGTGGATAAAGCGGCTGCCGACCACCTCCCAATATTGGCCGCAGCGGGAGCGGCGCTTGGTGAGCCGGGTGCCGAAGACGGAGGGGCGGAACTTGTCGCTGTAGTCGCGCATCCAGGCGTGGGCCTTGCCTTCGGTCAGGAACTGTTCGTTGATGTGGTGCATGGGATTGCCTCAGGTATCGGGTTCGGTTTTGACCAGCCACCAAGCGGTGAACAGGCAGATGAAGGTCCAGCCGGCGAGGGCGAGCTGGAGGGATTGCCAAAGGGTCACGCGGGCTCTCCCAGGAGGGCGAGCGCCGGGTAATCCTTGGTGCCGCCGTAGTCGTAGGGATCGCGCCCTGGCGGGTAATTGCGTTCGCGCTTGACGCACACGATCACCTCGACCGACACCACATTGTTGCGGACGAAGACCGGCGCGCGGTGCAGGGCCTTGTGGGCAGCGTCGACCGCCCCCATGGCCTCATAGGCAGGGTCCAGCAGATCACCGTGGCCGCGCAGATCGCCGTCGCGGTTGCGGAACCACACGCGAGACTTGAAGAGCATCAGGCGACCCTCCAGGCGTCCAGGCGGATGGCCTTGTGGCGCACCTCGACCTTGCGGCGACCGCCGAAGATGCGAGCGACCAGCAGGCAGGCCTTCCGGGACTTGTGGAAGCCGAGCAGCGTCCGGCTGCCGTCTGGATGCTCGTTGTGGAGCAGCCACTTGTTGCCCTTGTCGGTGGGCTCGGCCAGCTTCTGGCAAACGAAGGTCGTCATGGGTCACCTCAGGATGAAATAGAGGGGGATCAGGATGGCGAAGGCGGCGAGCAGCGTCAGGAAGAGGCCGGTCATGCGGCCACCTCAAAGCAATCGCTCATGTATCGGCGGCGGAACCATGCCTCTTCGGCAGGCACCGGCTCGCGGTGTGTTTGGTCGACCACGAACCCGTCGCGGTAGACGCAGAAGTGGCGCGAGACCATCACGAGGTAGGTGGTCCCTGGCCGGGCCTTCTCGCGGTGCCAGCGAAGGAACCCGAGGGTGCGGCGCGTCGGGAACACGGTCGGCTTCCCCCACCGGATGCCGAGCGCTCGACCGGCCTTGACGACATGGTGGAAGTAGGCAGCGCCGCGCCAGTTAGGCCCGTAGTTGCCAGCCTTGCGGAGGCTGTCGAAGGCATCCCTGAAGGGAACACCAGCGATGACGGCGAGGGCGGTTGGACCGCACACCGGCTCACTGGCAGGACCGACTGACCCTGCGCGGACAGGGATGGTCATTGGCCGGCCTCATTCAGCTCGAAGACCGCGCGGTTGATGTCGGCCTGTTGGTCGGTGGTGGTGATGATTTTGGTGGTCCGCTTGGTCCACCCCTTGTCGCGGTACTCGTCGCGCTCGCTCTCGACATCCTCGCGGTCGTAGGAGCCGAAGGCGATCTCCCAAGGGTCAGTCGGATAGACCGCCCGAATGAGCAGCGTGTAGTAGGTGCGCGGTTGCTTGGTGCGGGCCATTTCAGGGCTCCCTCAGGGTCTTGATGAAGAACCACGCGCAGCCGCCGATCAGGGTCGACCAGAGGATGGCGGCGAGTAGGGTTTCGGTGGGCATGAAGGGTCTCCGATGGTTTGCCCGAGCGGCACCGGCTGGCCCTGGAGGTAGCCAACCGATGCGCTCAGGGAACTAGTCCCTTGTAGGAGGTGTTAGCCGATGACAAAGCCCGAGGTGTCGCGCTTGGCCGGACCCTTGGCATAGAGCCCGACGATGACGCCGGAAGGGTCAGTGAAGCGCATGTCGGTTTCGTCGCCGTCGATGACCGGGCGGCAGATGGACGCGCCACCCAACTGCGCAGCAAAGAACGTCTCAGGGCGCGTGGTGTATTCGTCGCGCTGCGCCTTGGTGCGGAAGACCACAGCCACGTTAGCGCCGGTCTCGCGGGCCGTGGTCAGGATGGCGTCAGCATAGCCGACATTCGCCATCGAATAGGACAGGGTCAGGCGGTAGTTGGCCGGCAGCGACCGATAGGCGCGCTTGTAGACCTTGGTGTAATCGTAGAATTGCACCTCTGGGAAGGCTTCGAAGATGGACCCGAAGCGGCTGCCGTCGCGGTAGCAAGGGTGCGCAACCTCCCATTGGATGTCAGAGGTGCCATTCAGGCGAACCGCTGGTTTCACGCCGCGCTTGTCACAGTAGCGAACGAAGGCGGCAACATCCTTGACCAGATCGGCCATGAACGTGGCGCGGTCCCTGAAATAGCGTTGCGTCTTGGCGATGCGAGCGTTGACGATGGAGGAGAACATGCCGGCGCGGCCAGCCTTCGAAAGGCAGCCCATTTCACAGCCAGCTTGTTGTGCCATCGGGCAGACGTTGCCAAGCAGCGACTGGGAGGCCGGCGCTAGGTACATGATGGCCGTTTCGTAGTTGCCCAACTTGTCGCCCTTGATGGTCTTGGCGTTGCCACCGGAGCGGATGGTCTTGGACTTGAACATGGTAGCGGTCCCGTTTGAGGTTTGAGCTTGTCAATCCCCTACGTTGTCGGACTAGGTCCCTTAGAGGATGGATAAGCTCACACTTATCGCGCCGCCCGGTTCAACCTTTCGGTCTTGCCACTGCGTCAGTTGCTGTCCACCTAGCTCTTCTGCTTTCGCTCTAGGCTCTTTGCTCGCAACCGTCCCGGTTATGCGCGCCTCCCGGTTCCGCACCGGTCTGGCCTTTGTTTCCGCTGTAAGGTCGAAGGCCCGGAGGCCTTGCCGTGCGCCGAGGTGGTGTCCCCGGCCCCTTCGCTTTCGCTTCGGTGATCAATATGTCTCATATCCGGATTAGATACGCAAGCGGAGATATCGAAAAAACGACAGATAGGGTGCATTTTCATGCTAACCCTTTGAAATCACTACGAAACAAAATTCGAAGAAATCGCTAGATTTGGCCTTTAGGTCCCTTTTAGGAGGCTTTTGGGGACCTATTGCGGGCTCCGAAATAGGATCACGACCACCGAAACGACCATGAAGGCGAGACATGCTGCGCCGACCATGTCGCCAGATCGCCACCGCTGCCACCCTGCCAACGCTAGGACGCCGCCGAGACCACCGAACGCCACCGCTATCCAATCCATTGCTGCCACCCACAGGAAACCATGCGCGCACCCTTACGCGCGGAGCTAGAGACAACGCAAGGCGTGACCCATGGTGACCCTAGCGTGTGGCTAGGGCAAATACACCGATTGGCAGACAAGCGCGTAAACATAGCGCCACCCTTGCCGCACCTTATGCCGCGCCTTCGATGCACCTAGCGCCACCGAATGAGCGCCTTGCAAGGGTCCAAGCGATGCACAATCCCCACGCAAGCTAGGGAAATCAAGGGCTTGAGCCCATGTTGTGGCATAGGCTGTGACATGGCAGCCATCGCGCGCGGTCTTAGTCGCGCATCGTGCGTCCCATGCGGGCGCGGATTGATGAGGGGTACGGGGGGTCTAGGCGCGTGCCTGTTATCCGATGGGTCGCTCGGAAATTTGCACCAAATATTCCGACCCCCTAACTATTCCCCATGATGACTCAGAGGTTCGAGCTGAAGAGAGACGACAAGGGCTGGTCGGTGGTCGACCGGCACACCGGGGAGCCTGCTGAACCTGAGGGCCGCCCTGCGGTGGGCCTTGAGCTGGCCTACGCGACCGACCTCGCGATCATCCTCAATGCCTCCGACATGAAGCGACGGATCACCCGAGGGCATATCGTATGAGCTTGCACTGGTTCTCCCCACCGGTCCCCATCAAGGTCCGCGTCGGGCTGACCCTGAACGTGTCGAACGTCGAGGCAGCCGGCGCTGAGTTGCTGAGGTTCACCAAGAAGGGAAAGCACTGGCGACGAGCGGTCGAATGCGTGGTCGCCTTCGGGGAGGGGCAAGCCTCCGTGGCTGACGTTAGGCGCACCTTCAGGCTCGCCGCTAAGGAGGAGGGGGTCCTGATGCCTGAGGAGGTCTCCTGAGTCCCTGTGCCCCCTCGGCCACCTCCAGGGAGAACTCTGGGGGGCCTGAGGGATGCTATCAGGTGTCACTTAGGGCTACCCTGAGGGGCTACCTACGGTTCCTATCAGGTGTCACCTTAAGGGGAACCATCGGGGATAGTCCTAGTGGGGGCCTTTGTGGCTTGTGGGGTCTACAGAGCGAACCGAGGGGGCGACCGAAGAGAGCCACCGAGGGCGTTCTCCATGAAGCGGGCCAGCTCGGCGTCGAGCAGCTCCTGCTTCCTCGTCTCGACAGCCACCTTCGTGTTGCGAGCCATCCATTCGATCCAGTAGGCGACACAGCCGGCCACAGCATCGAGACGGTCGTCATGAGCTAGGGCTCCCCGGTTCTTGGTGATCCGGGTCATCTGGTAGAACAGCCGGTACTTGTTGACCTCGTCGGTCGGCAGGGCAGCCGTGCTGTCGTAGTCCCACTCGATCACCTTCGGATCGACCACCAGACGGTGCTGGTTCATGATCGGCTCCAGGGTGTCGATGATGCGGGCCTCCTTCTGAGCCTTGGACCACTCGGCGTCCTCGATCAGGACCGGATAGCGGAGCTGGGCTCGGGCACGAAGGAGCTGGGCGAACATGCCGTCGCCGTAGTTGGGCTCGACCTTGATGACGTTGACGCCTTGTTCCTTGGCGCAATCCAAGATCTGATCCAGCACCTTGTCGTCGTAGCCGTGGCCGCGAGCGCCACCGACCGAGGTGAGGTAGAGGATGCCGTTGAGCATCTTGACCACAGCCCAGGCCGTCTCGTCCTTGCCTCGGCCCGAGGGGTCGACGAACATGGCCGAGCCGTCGTAGTCGATGAAGTCCTTGTCGGTGAAGATCGGGCGGTGCAGCCGGTCGCCGGGCAGCCCAATCATGGGCAGCTTCTCGATGACCTGTTCCGGCCCAGAGCCCCACACGACCTCTCTTGGGGCCTTGCGAGGGTTAAGCCCCATGATGATCAGGTCGGACAGCTTCAGGGGGAACCTGTCCTCGTCCGAGAGGCTGGTATCGAGGTAGAACTGGAGGGCGAAGCCTGAGCGCCCGTAGGACATCTCACGCTCGTTCAGGTCGATGTCGGTGAACCGCTGGGGATCGCTCGGGCCACCCACAAGGTCGGGCCTGAGGTCCAGCTCACGGCCAATCATCGGGGCCAGCTTGGAGCCGTACTTGGCGCGGCGCTCCTCGTCGGGATAGCGAGCCGGCCAGATGCGGCAGACATAGCCACGGTCGGGCAGGAGGTTGTAGATCGACTGCTCGGTCTGAGGGGTGCCCAAGTAGATGATGCGGCCACCCGGCGACAGCACCGCGTCGAACTCCTTGATCTGCTCGGAGAGCTTCTCGCGCTTGAGGTGGGTGTCGGAGTTGTTCGGGACCTCGATATCGTCCGCGATGATGACGTTGGCGCGCGAGCCGGCGATCTGCGAGGTGATGCCCAGGGACTTGACCGAGGGGCTGTGCGAGGCGCGGGCAGGGCCGACGTCGAAGGCGACCTTAGACTGGCGCTGATCAGCCGTGGGCCTCAGGAAGGCCAGCAGCTCCATCTCGAAGATGAGGCGCATGGTGAAGGTTGAGAAGTCATCGGAGCGCTGCTTCGAGGCCGAGATGACCAGCACTTTGGTCTGGGGGTCGCAATAGAGCAGCCAGCAGACGAACGCCGAGGTGACCCAGGATTTGCCGACGCCACGGAAGGCTTCGATGATGAGGCGCTTCGGGCCGTGCTGGAGGAAAGAGGCAATGTCGTACTGGACCTTCGTGGGGTCCGGCAGATTGAGGTGTTTCCACACGACGTAGAGGAAGTTTCTGAAGTCGCGTAGGGGGTCGTTCCGCGACGACAGCGAGGTCGACGCAGAGAGGGTCTGCTTGGTCATTCAATCCTTCAGGAAAGGGGGCGGGGAGGGCCACCAGCGCGCGCTGCGAGCTTGGGGCATCGGTGGGTCGCGATGGACCTAACGAGCGCTGGTGGGCGTCCCTGTGGGTATGCTTAGGTGGTCATCGCGATGAGTTCAGCGTCGGTGAACGTCTTGTTCGCCTGGATCGAGAACTTCTCGACGATGCCGTTGAGGGCCTTTGCTCCAGAGCCGTTCGACCCGAGGACGAAGTGCGTCGCGGCGGGGGACAGGATGCCTCCCGTCCGACTGACCGGGGTCTGGCCGTTGACGCAGAGCTTCATGTTGCCAGAGGCGTCTAGCCAGCCGGCAACCTTGTTGGTGACACCGAGGCCCGGCTTCCAGTCCGGTCCCGATATGAGGCTCACAGAGGCACCGAAGGTCACGGTGTTGCCGGTGCCGACCTGACAGTTGGTCACGCCGTCCGAGACGAACAGACCGTTGCCGGACTGTGACGTGGCGCTGGAGCCTTGCCAGAAGAAGGCATAGGCACCCTGAATGATCGACCAGAGGGGACCAGCGTCGGTGTTCAGCGCCCACGGCGTCTCGTGGAAGATCGTGCCGAAGGAGGTTCCGAGCTGGATGGCGTAATGCTCGGCTGGGATGTCGAGCCCGCCGATCTGGCCATGGCAGGACACAAGGTCGACCGCATAGCTGTCACCGGCCTTGCCCTTGAAGGTCAGGACCGGATTGGTGACATTGGCCGTGGCGATGAGGACGCGCTTGTAGCCGGTCGTGCCGATCTGCGCGGTGACGTCGGTGTAGGTCGTGCCGTCAATCGAGAGGTTGAGCGGGCCGGGCCCCGTGAGGCGCTTGATGTAGACCTCAAGGACGCGGTTAGCGACCGCCGCAGTGGTGGCCTGATAGATGCGCGCATCGTCAGCCGTGAAGGTGATCGAGGAGGCAGCGTTAGCCGTGCCGTCTGCGCCCGTCTGGTTCTTGAGCGCCGAGGCCCCGACGTCCTTGGTCCAGACCGCATTGGAGAGGTCGCGGTTCCAGAGCCCCAGCGTCCCGATGTTGGCGTACATGATCGCACCCCTGTCGGAGCGCCGCATGCCTTGAGCCGAAGTCGACTGGAGGGTGCCGTCAGCCTTCGGGATGAAGCAGGCCTGGACGACGCCGCTGTCGCGGAAGAACCGACCGTCGTTGGTGTTGCTGCCGTAGGGCTGGGTGCCGCCCTTGTAGGTGTTGGCGACGAAGTCCAGTGCGTACTGGAACGACGTCATGGGGTCGACGACAGGGGCGAGCGCGACCGTGGAACTAAGCAGGACGTTCCGCAGGACGGCCCGAAGGTCGACCCGCGAAACCGCCTTGATGTGTGCCATTAGTCGAACAGGTCGACCACGACAGTGCCGGACGTGAAGCCGCCCGTCTTGACGCCGATACGGAAGTACCAGGCCGAGCCCGCAGAGCCGGTCTGCTCAGCCGGCGCGGTGAAGCTTGCGACGTCCAGCCAGTTGGTCGAGCCGTCCTTGGACCGCTGCAGGACCACGGTCGCCACGAAGGTGCCGCTGATCGAGATGTCGAAGGAGTTGCCCGGCTGGATCAGCACAGGGTTCGTGAAGGTGTTCTGAGCCGTGATGGCGGTCGACATTAGTTGTAGCGTTCCTGATGTTCTGAGCCGTCAAACGGCAAGTTGGCAGCGATGTCGTTCACGACCCTGTTGGTGCCGGGGGCGACCGTCGTGCCGGTGTGCTTGAGGAAGTTCAGGATGACGTTCAGGGACGCCGCGTCGGGCGTCACCTTGACCGCGTCTCCGGTCTCCTTGTCGATGACCGTTCGGCCATCCGTGAGGATCGTCTTGAGCTGCTCAGCGAACGTGTCGAAGAGGTCGCTCAGGGCGTTGATATCGGTCTTCATTCCTTGTCCTTTCGGAGCATCTCGCGGGCCTTGGAGGTGATCTGAACAACAAGCCAGATCGTGCCCAGGATCGGAGCGATCAGGGCTGCGCCGTCAGAGGCCGCGTGAAGCCACGGGAGCCAGACAGGGCTCGATACTGCGGAGACGGCTACCGCAGCAGTGGTGGTTTCCACGGAGGTGGTTCCTGTGATTAGAGCGAGGGTCACAGCTCAGTCGCCCATGCCCAGAGGCTGTCGATCTGCTCTGCGTTGATGGAGAAGAGGGCACCAAGGCTGTCGACCAGCGGGTGCGTCCGCTTGAAGTAGGTCGCGTATTTCCACTCGACCATTCCAGCCGGATCGTTGACCAGCTTGATGTCGACGTCGGCCTCGTGAATGCCGAGGGTCAGCAGGGTCAGCCTGAGCTGCCTTGGGGTAATCTGCGGCATCGCCTCACGAAGCTCTTCCACGGTCGGCCCAGCGGGGGCCTGGAAGGTGCCTTCGGAGTAGACGAAGCCGATTTGTGGGTTTGCCGTGGCGGGCACCAGAGCGCGGCCCGGGATGGTGAACCCCGGGACCGCCTCAATGATGTTCTCGACCACGTTGCCGATGAGGACGGCGTAACGTGCCATAGGGTGTTTCCTTATGCGTAGATTGAGACGCGGACTTCGCCGCGAGCGCCCGCAGCGAGATTGCCGCCGCCACCAGCCGGTGCAACACCAGCCGTGCCTGCAGCACCATTGCCGCCATTGCCGCCAGCGCCACCGAGGTAGCTGGTGCCACCAATGCCGGTGCCGTTGCCTGCGCCGCCACCACCGCCGTAGATGGTAGAGCCGCCGTCGCCGCTGGTGCCGGTGCTGCTGTTCACGGAGCCACCGCCGCCGCCACCGCCAAAGACGGAAGAGCCGCCATCGCCACCAGCAGAGCCAGTCGAGGCCACGCCAGGAGCCCCAGAAGGACCGCCGCCGCCACCGCCGTTGCCGCCCCTGGAGGAGAAAGCGCCACCGCCACCGCCGCCGAGGCCACCGTCGCCTGCCGCGCCACCTTGACCAGAGGTGCCAGTGCCGCCCCTGCCACCGGCAGAGTTGCAACCACCGCCACCGCCACCAGCGAAGCCAGCGCCAGAGTTGCCAGAAGCTCCACCGCCACCGCCGTAGGCCGTCAGAGAGCCAAAGCTCGACGTGCCGCCAGCCGTGTCAACAGCGCCGCCTGCACCAACGATTACCGTGACCGAGGAAGGAACTAGGCCTGCCCGAAGCTCGGCGCGGATGTAGCCACCACCACCACCGCCTCCACCACGGGAGCCAGAGCCGCCACCACCGCCGCCGCCGAAGACTTCGACGATGATCAGGGCGTTGGCCGAGATGCCAGCCGGCTTGTTCCAAGTGCCCGAGGCCGTGAAGGTCTGGACAATCGGGTCCATGCCGGGACCCTGAGGGCCAGTGTCGCCCTTGGCACCAGTGGCACCAGCGGCACCCTGAGGGCCGACCGGGCCGACCGGGCCTTGCGGACCCTGAGCGCCAGTGTCGCCCTTGACGGCGAATGGGGACCAGTAGGTCGCGTTGGTCGGGAGCTGGCCGGAGATCGCGACGATGCACTGGTAGGAGCCGCCAGCATAGCTGACGACATCGCGCGGCACGTATGCAGTCGCCGCCGAATATGCGCCCTTCCACGCGAAGCCGGGGCCGGTCGGACCCTGAGCGCCTGCGGGGCCTACGGGACCAAGAGCGCCTTGGGTGCCTTGGTTGCCCTGCGGACCAGCCGGACCAACGGGACCAGCGGGACCCTCAGGTCCAACCTCACCCTGGACGCCCTGGGGACCCTGGACGCCCTGAGGGCCAGCGCCAAAGGCAACGCCAGTCGACCAATCGCCGGAAGCGTTCGAGAGCTTCCAGTACATGAGCCCCTCGTCGAGCGAGAGGTAGGCGAAGCCTTGAGGCTGCGTGTCATAGGCTGCACGGTCAGTGCCGGTGCCGAACGCATTGGGGTTGAAGGACGGGCCGATGATGCCCTGCGGGCCTTGCGGACCCATGATGCCCTGGGGACCCTGCGGGCCAATCGGACGACGCGGGCCGACCTCGCCAATCGGACCCTGGACACCCTCGGGACCAACCGGACCTTGCGGGCCGGGATCACCTTGGGGACCCTTGTCACCCTGCTCGCCCTTGGGCATGTCAGCGGACGTGAAGGGGCGGAACTGGCCGTTCTCGTCGAAGCCCAGGACGTTGTTCTTGCGGGCCTCAATCGAGGGGAAATTGAGGATGACGCGGCCTGCGTCACTGTCTGGCGCGGAGAGCGTACCGGACTGCATCAGGACCGCGATGTCGGCGCTTTCCTGGCTGACGTAGATCGCCTGCAGGGCCTGCCGGTTGAGGTCTTCAGCGCGCAGCGAGGAGCCGTTAGCGATGGTCACCAGCGGCGGCTTCGGGGTCTCGCGGGCGATCTTGATCTTGGTGCCGTCGAGCGGCGCTACGTCGAACCTGAGCTGGAACGGGCCGACCCAGGTGAAGGAGCCCACGGCGACGTCATCGACGTAGACCTTGACATGGTTCCGGTCGAGGTAGCCGAAGTCGAACGTGAAGTCGCGCGTCGACCCATCGCCGTCATAGACGACGAAGGACAGAATTGGTGAGGTCATTGGTTTCCTTGAGTGGAAATGCAAAAGGCCCCCGGTGGTGAACCGAGGGCCTCGTTGAGGGGGTGCTTAGTGGTTAGTCTCGGGCAGCCCGTTCAGGCATGCCGTTGATCCAGCCATTGAGGCCCATGACGATGGGCAGAGCGTTGCCGAACATGAGGACGCGGGAGACCTTGCGGGCCTCGTCCTGCGACCACTCATGGTCCTTGAAGGCACCAGCCACCGCTTGGCTTGCTTGGTAGAGGTCGTCGAGGCCACCAGTGGTCGGATTGCCCAGCCACATGTTGCTCGCCTGACCAGTCGTGCGGGTGTACGAGAACAGCGTGTCCTGGCCGGTCATGCCGAGGCCGGTGTCGACGAGCATGGGGATGATCGAGGACGCGCCGGCACGGGCGAAGGCTGCAGCAGCGAGGTTCTTGGGGTTCAGCCGCTCTTCGAGGAACTTGTCCCCGTCCGAGCGCATCATCGCCTGTGCCTTCATCTGCATGATGTAGCCGGCAGCCGCGAAGGCCGTGGTCATGACGAGCTGGTGGGCAGCCATGACGTCCCTGAAGGCGAGCGACTTGAGGGTCTGCTTGCCATAGGAACCGACCATGAAGGTGCGGAACTGCATCAGGGCCTTGGCCAGCGGATGGGACATCCACATGGTCATGTTGCCGATGTCGTTCTTCTGGATCACCTGACGGCTCAACCGGTGGGCAGCCGAGATGAAAGCCTCGCGGGCCTCCTTGTCAGCCCACTTGTCGAAGTGTGCGCGGGTCACCTTGCGGCCTGTGATGAAGCCAACCTCATGCTCGAAGTTGCCCTCGGTCGTGAACATCTTCATGACCCTGTCGGTCATGTCCTTGCTCAGGCCCAGGTCGGCCAGCCGCTTGGCTGACATGCCCTTGCCACCGTTGTGCGCCATGTCCGAGAACTTCTGCACGATGGCCTTGGCCGTCCACCGCTCCAGCATGACGTTGGCCTGGGTCAGCCCCGAGACTTCGGAGGTGATCCTGTTGGCCTTGTTCAGCTTGTTCTCGATGAACTGCTTCCAGCTCGCCTGGGGTTCCCCATGGAAGCCATTGGAGAACTCGTCGATCCGGTAGTCAGAGGTGTGCAGCAGCCGGTCAGCGCCAACGCCCATGATCGCCTCAACATCGTTGCCGAGGCCGGACTTCAGGAGCGATTCCCCGTCGTCCGTGATCACGCGCCTGAGGGCAGGGGCCTGCGAGAGCGCAGCCTTCCAGCCGAGGGACGCGATGGGCGAGCCAATCTCCGAAATCTGAGCGAAGCCGACTTGGTTCATGATGCGCGAGAAGTTGTACTTCCTGACCATCCGCAGGAACCAGCCAGTGCTGGTGGCCTCCATGTCGCTTGTGGGGCGACCGAGGATCGAGGCGTAGGCGTACTCCAGGCGCTTCACGCCGGCAGCCGCTTGGGCCTTGGTGATCTTGCCAGCGGAGATGAGGTCAGCGTTCTTCTGCTTGACCTTGGTCATGTAGGAGGCGAACTCCTTGTCGCTGGTGAAGCCGTTGATCAGCAGCTCGCCAGTCTGGGGGTCCTTGAAGCGATACCGGGCGAGCGCCACGCGGCCCATGCTGTTGCGCATGTAGCGGGTGAAGTTCTGCCGGGCGTCCGTGACCACGAGGTCAGAGATGCCGAGACCACGCTCGTTCATCACGCCTTGCTTGTTCATGACGTTCGGCATGGACATCTGTTCGTCCAGCAGCAGGCGGGCCTTGTTGTGGCCGTCCCTGCCGGCGTCCTCGGCCGACTTCTTGGCGAACTCGAAGCGCAGCGCCTCGGCATCCTTGGGGTCGAGCCCATAGTGGCCCTCCAGCATGTCGACGAGATTGTCGAGCTGGTCGGCGCTGAGGATGTGCGAGGTGACGTCTTCCAGGCCGTGGGCGCGGTCGACGATGGCGTTGGTGAAGGCCTTCGCCGTGCGTTCGATCAGCTCGTCCTTGAGGCCGGTGTCAGCCGACTTCATGGCCCTGCCGATCAGGGTGACGATAGGCTCGACGCCGAACTCATTGACGGCTGCGATGATCGCCTCGCTGTTCCAGTAGCGCGGGGAGTAGTGGGGGTCAGACGGTATGCTGTCGGTGCCCAGGACCGCGCGGCCCTCGATACCCTCGCGGGTGAACGGGTTCTGCTGAAGCTTGAGCGCTTCGGCGTACAGCTCGGCATGCTTGTTGCCAACCTTGACCACCGCAGGGTCGTAGCGTTCTGCCCGGCCAGGGCGACGGTCAGTGATGTAGGCGTGGATTTCGTCGTTGAAGTTGCGCTCGATCTGAGCCTTGTTCAGGCCCTTCTGACGCTTGGCGTAGTCAGTGAGCTGCGGGTTGTAGGTCTGCGCCTCGGTGATGCGATGCTCGTCGAAGAGCCGCGCCATATCCTCCGAAGCAGCGATAGCGTTGACCGCTCCGTTGGCCTTGCCGGTGCCGTCCTGCACGAGACCAGCGCCAGCCTTCACGAGGACGTTGCTGTCCTGCTGGAGGCGGGCCGAGAGGTCGGGTCGGATCGAGCCGAAGGCGGTCTTGTCGAAGTCACGCTCATCGAGCAGGCCGAGGCCTTTCTCGTCTAGGAACGGCTGGTCGACCGAAGCCTTAGCCGCACCCACGGAGCCCGGCTGCAGGACACCCTCATGGGCCTCTGCGGCGTTGCGTCCGGCGCGCTGGAGCTGGGCTCCTTCGAACACGGTGTCGGGGCGACCGAAGAGGTGACCCACAGCTCCACCCACGCCAGCGCCGAAGACGGTCGCGGCAAGAAGATCTGATTGGGAGACGTTCGGGTTGACCGCAGCGTTGAGCGCCACGGAGGCAGCGCCACCAGCGGCACCAGCCATGGCCCCCTCAAGGACCCTGCCGAGACGCCTAGCGCGATTGCCAATGACCAGCTCAGGGGCGACCGTGGATGCCATTACGTCGGCACCAAGGGCCACCGGATCGAGGATCGAGTTGGCGATCTTGAGGAAGCCACCAGAGAAGCCGGCGTTGGCCAGCCTGACGTTGGCATCCCAGTCGGCCTTCACGCGGCCCAGGTTGTCCTGATAGTCGGCCTCAGAGACGCTGGCGAGGCGAGGAGCATAGCGCTCGATCTCGGACGCCGGGACGCCACGCGCCTCCAGATCGGGACCAAGACGCTTCTCGTCCAGGGACCAGTTCTCGTCGGGGGCGAGCTGCTTGTTCTGCACAGCCAGCCAGGGCAGCGTCTGCTGCGTGTTGTAGGCGTCCTTCTGGAGCTGCCACCAGCCGGGCTCGGCGGTCTCAACCTCAGAGCGCGGGGTGTTGGTGCGCCACTCAGGGACCTCAACGGAGGTCACGCCAATGTCAGCCGAGCCGGTCGACGGTTCGCCGGGCGTTGAGGGGCCATTCAGATATGCGCCCTTGCGACGAGCAAGGTGGTCAGCACGGGGACGTTCCCAGAACTCCACGAAGCGAGCAGCGGCGTCAGAGGACGATCCTGCAGCCAGGACGTGGTTCCAGGCGGATGCCTCGGAGGAGGTGTTCTCCTTCATGAAGAAGTCGAGCTGCGTGTCGAGGTCCGTTACCGACTTGCCGTTGTCGCGGGCGTAGGCTTCGAGATTGGCCTTACGCGGGCCGTTCCACTGAGCGAGCCCGACCGCGTTGCCGTTGTCACCAACAATGTCAGTGTTGAAGCCGCTCTCGTCGCGCCAGTTCATCGCAACGCCCTGGGCGACGTGCGTTGGCACCCCGCGCCGTGTAAGGCCCGCGATGACTTGTGCTTCTGTAACCTTCATTCAGAGAGGCGTCCTTGTGGTTGAAATGGAAAGGCCCCCGGTGGTGTGCCGAGGGCCTGAGGGTTAGTTGCTGGCGCGGGGGCTCTGCGGTGGCATGAAGCCGTTGTCGTCGTAGACCGGCCCATCCTTGCGGACGCGCTTGCCGAGCTTCTTGATGACCGGCTTGCCGCCAGCCTCAGGGACCGTGACGTCGAACGTCTCGCGAGTCTTGGGGTTGACCCAGACGTGGCCGTTGCCGTCATCAGCCTTGGCGCGCACGAGGCCGTGGAGCTTCGCAGCGCCGTGGACCGAGATGTCGTGAGCGGCCTGAGCGTCAGCCGTGGCCTGCATGTTGTTGCCGCGCTGCCGGATCGTCGCGAGGGAGACGAAGAAAGGCTCACCCTTCTTGTCGTCCATGAGCGGCTGCCCGGTGTTCTTGTCGGTGAGCATGAAGCGGCCACCAGACCGGTTGAGGTCTTGGATCGGCATGATCGTGATGTCGCTCTTGCTGATGTCGTGGTCGGTCAGCACCCCAGGGTTCTCCGTGACGAAGTCCCCAATGATGCCGTCGAGGGCTGCCTGATAGTTGTCCGGCAGGGCCTTGCTGTTCATCTCCAGCAGCGTCCCGTTGTAAGTGATCGAGTTGCGCTTGACGCTGTCGATGGCGACCGTGACCGCCTTGTCCTGATCCACGCCGCCGCGCACGAGGCGCTTAGCGATGGACGACACGCGCTGCTGGGCAGCAGCCGAGTTCCAGGGGGTGAGGTTGCTGAACCAGCTCATGATGCCGCCCTGCGACGTGATGGTCTTCACCGAGCGGTCGATCTTGTCGTTCTGCTCGCGGGTGAAGTTCAGGCCATCGACCTGTACCGGCTGCGAGGTCCGCACAGCGAACTCCAGGGCAGCCTGATCCGACATCTGGCGACCGTCCTTACCGGTGAGGTCGTCCTTCGCGACCATGAAGCTTTCCATGAAGTCGCGGTCGGGCTCGTCGAGGTAGGACATGTAGGTGTTCTTGGAGGTGTTGTAGAGCCACCTCGCCATCTTGACCTTGTCCATCACCAGACCCATCGCGTCGGGGTTCTGGGTCATGTCGACCGAGGCTGCCTTGGCGATGCCAGAGACGACAGACTTCAAGCCTGGATGGTCGAGGCCGGACTGCTGCGACACGCGAAGCTCCCGAGCCATGGTCTGCTCAGGGGTCTCCTTGCTGGTCTGGGCGATCTCCTGCGAGCGACCGAGGTAGCGGTTGAGCGCTTCCTTCTTGATCGTCTCGGCGGGGACCGTCTTCTGCTCGTGGTTATGGTCGAACCAAGTCGTGTCGGTGACCCTATCGAGCTTGCCCTCGGCCAGGAGGGTGTCGGCCTGATGGTCGATGTCGTCAGTCTGGCTCTTGTCGTAGCGGACTCCAACGGCCTTCGCCGCCTCGGCCTTGATCTGCAGGACCTTGTCGCGGTAGGCCCGCTGCGAGGACAGGGACGTCTTTCCAGAGCGTCCGGTGTACTCGGCGTCCAGCATAGCCACGGCGTACTCAGGGTTCGTGGTGGCGATCCTTGAGGCGGCATTGAGGTACTCGTTGTCGAGCGTCTCTTCGTTGGCACCCAGGGAGCCCTTGACGCCCAGCTCGCCGCGCATGGCGTTGAGGTTCGAGGCGAACTTGGCCGGGTCCATGCCGGCGCTGATCCACTGGTTGGCCTTGTCGCTGATGACGGTGAAGGCCGTGTCGACGGTGGACTGGACGGTCCTGTCGTTGCGATATTTCTGCTGCTTGGCCAGCACCGCGGATTTGTAGCCGTCCCAGGCCTTGCCGGCAGCCGCGAGGGCGTTCGGGTCGGTCAGGCCGCTCTTCTCGATGTTCTCTTGGAACGTCTTGGCGAGGAACTCCTCAGGGTTCCCCTTGTCCCAATCGAAGTTGGTCTGCAGCTCTGCATCCGTATCGGCCGCGAGGCTCTCAGCCCACTTGCCACCATAGACCGACTGGCGGGCCGCGTTGGCGATCTTGTCGTCGGTGACCATCATACGGCCCTCGGCGATGTCCTTGCGGGTCTGCGCCAAGGTCTGGCCGGCGATGTGCATCTGGAAGGCAGCGTCGTCTTTCGCGCGCTGTTCCTTGGACGACTTGCCGGTCAGCCCAATGAGGTTGCCGGCGCTGTTCGAGAAGGCCCCAAGAGCGTCAGCCAGACGGAACAGGTTCTCGTTCTTGGCCGGCTGCGGCGGTGGGGCGTAGGTGTCGGACTGCATGGGCGCGGGCTGCAGCCGAATGTTGGCCTGCAGGTCCGGTGCCTGAACTCTTCCTTGTGCCATTATGCGTACCCCTGTGCCTTGGCTCTCTGGTAGCCACCGTAGGCATCGAGACCGCCACCGAGGATGCGGATGGCAGCGTCAGCGAACGACGGCTTCTGGCCCTGCTGGACCGAATTGATGCGACCCTCGGCCTGAGCCTGGGTGGCGTCCATCTCGCCTCGGAGATAGTCCGCGTTCATCTGGTAGTTGTTGTCGAGGGTGCGCTCGTAGCGACCCTGCTGCCCGTAGTAGTCGCCGATCAGGGCGTTGACAGACAGGCCAGTCACGCCAGCCTCGCCGGCTGCAACCTCTGCCGTGGCCCTGCCGCGCATAGCTTCCGTCTGGAGGTTCTGGGTCTCCTGGGAGGCAGCCTTGCGTTCCTGTAGGGCGCGGTTCTGGTTGCTCGAGTAGCTGTTGACGGCAGCCTTGTTCGCCGCCTCGCGATTGTTCTTGTAGTACTGCTGCTGCGCCTCAGCCTGCTGCGACTGTGCGGCGAAGCCAGCGACGGTGCTGGCAGCGGACAGGGCGAACTGAGCGACAGCCATTCCGACTGCGCCAATGCACATCGTTATGACCTCAATCTTGCAAATTCGTGGAAGGGACGCTTCTCGACGCCGAACTCTTCGTGGGTCCTCAGGAACGAGAAACCCATGCGCCTGAGCCAGCGGATGTGGAGCGTGTTGCGCGCGTCGATGTGGTTGCCGAGCAGGGGGCGAACCCGGTGCAGCCTCTTCAGCCACTTCGGGGTCATCGTGAGGAGGTCTCGGCGGTATTTCAGGATGGCGGGTGTAGAGACCATCCAGACGATCCCGAGGTGGGGATTGCCGTTGACTGGGTCGATGCCGAAGAGCCCAAAGGGTTCCCCGTTCGGCTCCACGCCGGCCCACACATAGTTGCCGTTGGTGAACAGCGGCAGAGCCGCCTCAGGCGTCATACCCAAGGCGGCTTGTATTTCGTCTCGATCTGCGGCCCTCAAACGCGGGGCCAGGAAGACTGCGTCGGCCTCCTTGGCCCTGCGAATGGTGATCATCAAATCCTTTGCGATTTCTGGACGTAGTTGCCGATCCACTCTGCGGAGAGCAGGCAGGCCGGGAGGTAGCTGTCGTTCACGATCTCGACGGCGACACGGTCGTTCTTCGACAACAGCGGAACCCTGAAGGCCCCGTCATTGAGGTTGACCACGTCGACCATGTTGTTCGGGTCCCCCATGAGCCTGCCCATCGAGAAGTAGGCCCTGGTCTCTCGCGCCATCGGTGTGACCTCGACGCGGAAGTAGGCCGACTTGGAGAACTGGATCAGGAGCTGCAAGAGCTGCAGCCGACCCTCGGTGATGACCGAGACGCCACCCGAACGGCTCTCCTGGCGGATGAAGATCGTCGAGAGCCTGTAGCGCATCTCGTAGTTCGTCCCGAAGTAGAGCGAGACGCCCCTCAGGTCGCCCTGGAGGACCACCAGCGTGGGAGTGCTGGACACGATCTTGATCTCCAGACCCGGCTCCATGACCTTGACCGCATCGCCGGCAGTGACGCACACGTATGCGTCCGTCGTGATGTCCTCCGTCATCGAGATGGTGGTCTGATCTGAGTAGGGGTCGTAGGCTCGGCCCACGCTCGCGTCGATCCTGAAGCGTTGGTCGAGGTTGACCACGAAGCGCATGTTGGGGTCGACACCACCGGGCTGGATTTCCATGACCTCAATGTGCGCCGTAGCGCCGCGATTGATGATCATGATGAGCTGGCTGTCGATGAAGTCGATGTCGAGGATTGCCGTCACGCCGGGGAACGTCCACCTGGACCAGCTCGCCTGGAGCTGCTGATCATTCGACCAGTAATATTTGTAGACGTAGAGCGCCGTTGGGTCATCCTCACACTGCACCACAAGGATGTCCTCATGGGTCGATCCAGCGATCTTCAGGGCGGTGCCTGGGAGATACTGAGGGACGTGGCCGGTCGTGTCTGTGGCGTCCGCTAGGCCGGTGTTCACGTCGATCCTGTAGTCGCGGATCATGGTGAACTGGCCACGGTCGACCGGGAAGAAGATCGAGTTGCCGGCGCGCACGGGGCGAGCCACACGGGACGCCTGGAAGGACGTCGAGGGGCGGATCGAGGCCGTCTTCGGGGTCAGCAGCTCGTTGCCCATGAGGGTGAACTGCGTCTGGTCCGCGAACAGCACCAGCCGGTCGGACGCTGCCACGGCACTGCGAAGCACCGAGACGCCGTTGTCCGTCGCCGCCACGTCGATTGGATCATCGTCGAGGAGCGCCGTCGCGGTCGAGCGCCAGTAGTCGTAGAAGGACCCGGCTCGAGAGAGGATCACGTTCTCGTCGGACAGGAACCCGAGGCGGTTCTTGAAGAACAGCAGCTCGTTGATCGTGTTGCCCACGAAGGATGGTCCCGGCGCGATCTTGTCGTCACCGCATTTCCGTAGGTCCCAATCGGCAGCCCGGAAGGTGAACGTGCCGTCAGCCTCGCGGACGAGGACGTGGGGCATCGTGTCTGCCTTGAGCGCCTTCATGATCCCCGGCTTGGGGATTTCCCGCCACACGCCGATGGAGCTGTTGGCGTCCTGCCGGTCGAACCGGACGTAGTAGTTGTCGAACTCGGTTCCGACTGAGCCGGTCACCTCAATGGCAACATCGTCCTCGCAGTAGGCTGGCAGATCGGCGAAGTCCTGCACCGTCTTGCGCATGGCCTTCATGGCGTTGCCGTTGTAGCCGTCGTCACAGGCGATGCTGAACTCTGCGCCGTCGTCCTTCTTGACGTAGATCGTCGACTTGAAGACCTTCACGGTCCATCCGTTGGCGGCAATGATGCCGTTGGCCGAGAGCGCCATGTCGGTGGCCTTCCATGTCCAGTTGCCGTTAGCGTGGCCGTTGACGTCTTCCTCCAGCGCGACCGTCTCGCCAGTAGCAAGGCGGCGGGCGATGTAGGAGACATCCACAGCAGGGCTCTGCGCGGCGCTCTGGCCATCCGGCGTCCGGTACTCGGCGACCTTCACGTTGTTGATGGTGATCGTGTAGGTCTTGCCGTAGTTGCCGGCCAGGACGTTGAGGATCGCCTCGCTCGGGGAGACCTGTTCGACCACCGCAGGGTCCATCGCGATGGTGCGGGTCTGGTTGGTGATGAAGGTGAAGTCGCCAACGGTCAGGGCGCGATACGGGGGGCGCTTGTAGACGGCACTGTCGTAGGCCAGATAGCCGAGGCCAGCCGGCGCAGTGACGATGCGTTCCTCGCCGTCGAGGGTGAAGACGCGGATCGAGGAGGGGCTGACCAGAACCTCGTAGCGCTCGAAGGCGTCACGGTTGATGGTGTGGGTGTAGACGTTGCCGGTGACGGCGTCCCCGAGGTTAGCTCTGAGCTGCGTCGGCGGGCGCTTCTTCAGGCCATCAACGATGGTTGAGTAGGCGTTCGTCTGGAGTTCGCCCTGGGTCGCGAGCCGCAAGGCCATAGCCTGCTGACTGACACCGTTGGCGAAGTTGGCGATGGAGCCCGAGACCTTAGCCACTTAGCTGCGGCCCCGGAGCTTGGTCATGAACTGGCTGTCGGCCAGCATGTTCGGATCGGCGCTGTCGATCTCCTCCTGCATCATCGCGGCGCGGGCGTTAAGCTCGTCCTGGGCGCTGTAGGAGTGGGTCGCTTGGTCACCGAAGTACCGGTCTTGGTACTTGCGGGCGGCGCGGATCATGATGAAGAGGCGGGCAGTGGACGGGAGTTCCTCGTAGTCGAGCCCGAGGACCCAATCGACCGTCACGGTGCCGGTGAATTGGTAGGTGCGGTTGCCTCTGTCGTAGAGACGCTGGCCGCGCTGCACGGCGTTGGTGCTGGCGCTTTCGCCTGAGGTGTCGACCTTCAGGACGTTCGGGGGAAGAATTACCTCTCCGTTCTGGTCAGGGGTCAGCGGGACGCCGTCTTCCCTGTTGAAGTTCCAGCCAATCGTCTGGACCTCGACCGAGGTAGCCCGAAGGGTATTCATGGCGAGCGAGGCGTCGATCACTTGGTTCTCCTCAAGGGTCGACACAGGGCTCTCAGCACTGGTCGCGAGGATTTCGTTGATCGCCTCAAGCTCTGTCAGTGGGGTCAGGCCGTTGGCCATCGTGCCTCCAGTGGGAGAGTTGAACGAAAAAAACCGAGGCCCCCGTTAGGAGGCCCCGGTTCGTGATGGTGTGGTTGGATTAGGCCGTAGCCAGCTCCAGAGCGCACTCCGGACGGAGCTTGTCGTGACCGACAGCGTACTTGGCGACGATCAGGGTGCCCTGACGCGAGACCATGTATTCGCTCTCGATAGCGACATCGAGCAGCTTGACGGTGCCCGCAGCGCCCTTGTTGAAGATCACGCCGGCAGTGGTCGTGAAGTCGCCCTGGTACTTGGCCGGGCCGGTGTTCACGTTGGTGCCGTTCGGGAGGTTCAGGGACTTGAAGATCGGGATGTCCGCGATCTTGACGACCGAGCCATCCGAGTAGGAGCCCTTGCCGTCCCAGTCCTTGTTGATCACCTTGGTGTTCTGCGCCAGGGCGTAGTACTGCACCGGCTTCAGGGCACCCCAGCGCTCAGCCGGAATGTACTTGCCGTCCAGGGTCGCGGCAGCGTCGAAGAAGGCCGCAGCCATCTTGTCCGAGTCCGTGAGCAGAGCGGCGTTCACGATCTTGCCACCACCCGGCAGGCCGTCGACAACGTTCGTGCCGCGCGAGGCGAGGATGATGGTGCGAGCGACGTTGCGGTCGTAGGCCTGAGCCAGCTCTTCGCCGAGCTGCTTGGTCATTTCCGAGCGGCTGTCGAAGTGGTTCATCGCCTCGTAGATGTTAGCGGTGAAGTAGTCGGTCAGGAGCAGATCGTCGATGGTGATGACGCGCTCGTTGAACTTGGCGACCGTACCGAGGACCTGATCGCCAGGGGTGTGGTAGCGGGCACCCGAGGTGCGGCCCGTGACCGGGAAGGAAGCGGACTTGCCTTCCGAGATGTTGCGGACCATGTGCTTGTCGGCGAACTCGACCGTGCGAGCGAATGCCGTGAGGATTTCGCCGGTCGCGACCTTGACGAAGTTGGCGGAGACGTCGCCGACGCCGTTGGCCTGACCGAGAGGAGAAACGATGCCAGGATTGGCCATGTGTGTATTCCCGTGGTTGTTCTGAGGTTTGCGCGGACCTCGGAGCAGCACTGGAAGCTTCATTGGGATTGTCCGGCTTCCACACCCTCAGGTGCGGTTGGCGGGTCTCCAAGTTGTCTTCTGGTGAGACTTCCTTGGTTCCTTGATCACCGCCTAAAGAGGGGTGTGATCTGTCAGAACAGGGCGTCGGGAAGCGGCCATTTGCACCGCATATTGTGTTGTGCTAAAGTTGTTGGGTGGCTTGAGGTCGGCATCTGAAACATCAGAGCTTGACGGGAGGTAGGAACCGTAGCCCTACATCAGGCCCGCGCCTACGCTAACACCAGCAAGGAGCTGATGTTGCGCTTTCTATTTTGTGGATGCTCTCCGGGCTGGCAAGGCACGGAGGTCGAAAGTGGTGGAAACCATCACGCACGGCATTCAGGTAATCGCAGACTTGGCGACGATCCTGATGTTTGTAGTTGTTCTTCTTAGCTAGGGTGAGGGGGCGTGTCGAGGATGACGCGCCCCTTCCCATATCAGTGGGAGAGGCTGTCGTAGAAGGCGATGAGGCGCTTGCCGCAGTCGGTCTTCTCGCTCTCCGATTTCTTCAGAGCGGCGATGAGGTTCATCACGCGCTTCTTGGTCATCACGCCGGCAGAGGGCGGGGCAACCTGAGTGCTGAAGCACACCCGCAAGTCAGCGGGCAGCTCCGGGTAGGAAGGCGCGACGATCCTATTTCCAGAGGTCGCGCAACCGCTCAGTGTCAGTGCCACTAAGGCAGACGCTGTCGCGATCTTGAAGCGTGTCCACATACTGGTTCAGCTCGTCGATTTTGGTGGTGAGGGCGACCTGTCGTTTGGCCGCTTCGGTGGCGAGGATGGCGTCCTGCTGGCGCGCGTCCTGCTCGTTCTTGAGGTTCATTTCGGCGACCCTCAGGTTTCCCTGGAGGAGGGCCATCTCGGCAGCATGTTTGCTGTCCAGGCGACCCTTGCCGTAGATCACCCCGACGAGGGTGAGGACGGCGAGCAGTCCGGCGATCCACCCGTATATGCGGGGTATGATGGTCCGGTCTCCTGTCCGTTGAAGAAGTTCAGGAAGCGCCGATAGTCCATGTGGCCGACACCTACATAGGCCCCGTAGAGAGAGCCAATGAGCGCCAGTGAAGATGCCACGGCGGCGGTCCCTTGGTTGGTGTAGAGGCTGTAGAAGGCGAGCCCCCAGGCCAGCCCGGTGTTGCCGAGCAGGAACATCTTGGAGGTGCGCCTGCTCGACTTGGTGATGGTCACTTGTAGGCCGCCGCCCGAAGAGCCTTCTCGAAGTTCAGAGCGATCTGGCCGATCACGGCTGCCTTGTCGGTGCCGTTGATGATGCGCCGCGCTGCGGTGAACTCGCGGAGGTCTTCCACGTCAGCCTCGTCAATGCCATCCATGTAGTCGGTGAGTTTCTTGCCCGTGAACCAGCCTTGCTCCATCCCGGTGAACAGGATCGGCACGGCGTATTTCGGGTCCATGACGAGGTCAGGGTTCTTCAGGAAGTCCACACCGAACACGGCAGAGGCCTTCTTGTAGTTGTAGTCCCAGGTGAGCTGGACATAGCCGCGACCGTAGAAGGGCCAGTAGCGGAGGTTGGCTTTGCGCCACGCCTCGGCGTTCTTGATCCAGTTCGCCTCTTTGACCGGCTGCATCGTCCGACCGGTTTCCCAGTAGGGCGTCGCGAGGATGTATGCGAGACGATCAAGGGGTGTCCTGCGTCTCTCGGCTTCGTCGAGAATGAGTTCGAACCCCGCAACCTGTGAGGGCTGCAGGGCTCCATATGCTTGACGAACGCCGGCATAGAAAGCCGAGCGGTTCATTGGTTACCGGATGTTGTCCGAGCGACCAAGCTTCTGCTCGACCGAGAGACGGTAGGCATGGTCCGTGTTGTAGCGCTTGTCGGACATCGCCTGGGACACCTGAGCCCAGCTCGTGAAGACGTCAGTGGCAGCACCAGCCGGCTTGCCGCCGACCAGCTTCGGGTCTCTCCCGTTCGCGGCCTCATACTTCGTCTTGAGCTGTTCCATGGCGACCACGGCAGCGTTCACGTCTGCGCCTTCGAATGCCTTGTTGAAGGTCGCGATCTCGGCGGCGGGGATCGAGGTGGACGCCCATGCGAACATGCGGTCCATGCTTTCCTTGCCACCGGCAGCGTTGGTGATCCGCTGCGTTGCCAGTTCGGCGAGAGCCTGCTGACCAGCGATGTAGCTGTCGACCGTAGCCTTGTCGTAGCCGGCCTTGGCTGCAGCCTCGTAGTCGGCGTCGGTGAGCTTCTGGCCCTGAGCCTCCCACTTGGAGTTCAGATCAGAGACAACCTCAGCCGCCGTCTTGGGAGCTTCTTCGGCTTTGGCTTTGTCAGCCGCTTCCTTTGCCAGCTCCTCAGCGGTCTTCTCGCCTTCGGGCTTGGGCTCTTCTTTCGGCGCACCGAGCTTCTTCTCCAGCTCTTCGTAGGCCTTGGCCATGTCTTCCGGCGTGGCGAACTTCTCGTTCAGCCAGGACGGGCGCTCAGGTGTCGACTTTGCCGCTTCAGCAGCAGCCTTGTCGGCCTCGATCTTCGCGCGAGCTTCAGCCTCGTTGGTCGGGGCAGCCGCAGCCGCAGCCGCGAGAGCCGCCGCCGATTCCTCAGCAGACGGCTGGGTCGCCTGGACCTGAATGGTCTGGACGGTCAATGGCTCACCAGAATGTTGCCGCTCAGTAGCAGCTCGTGGTTCGCCGGGAGCTTGGCCTCTTTGGCCTTCTTCGGGGCAGCCTTCGGGGCTACCTCGGCGGGGACCTCAAGGGTCTCCGTCTTGGTTTCAGTTTCGTCAGCCATTCTGTTCTCCTGTCGTGGCTTGTGGGGGTTGCTGCTTCATGCCTTCCTTGGCCATTCCACCCATCTGGGCGATGGCCTGGGGGCCGAGCTGCTGGATCATCGCCATCTGCTGCGCCTGTTGGTCGGATTGTGCGATCTGTTCGTCGGTGCGAATGAGACCACCCATGTCGATGCCGAGGGCAGCACCACGGCGCTTGAAGTACTCGCCGAGATTGACGTAGCGACCAATCGCTTCAGGGCCACCAATCTGGGCGGCACCAGCGATGAAGCTGTCGAGGTTCTGCAGATCGTTGCCGCGACCGAGCGCGTCGAGGCCCGTGACGATGGTCGTCGAGGTGATCTCCTTGGGGAGTGGAGGCACCTTGCGCACGAACTCCATGCGGATTTCGTAGAGCTTGGCGACGGGCAACTGGAACTCTTCGGCCAGCAGCGAGTAGACGCCGCCGAGACCCTGGTCGAGTTCGCCGGCCATGAACCGGATTTCCTCTGCCGTGACCCGCTCACCCTTCCGCTGGACGGAGGTGTTGAGGAGGAAGGCGAAGGAGAGACGTTCGGTAAGCTGCTCGATGAACCGCTCGGCGACTGCGAAGTCGGCCTGCTTGTCGAGCCGCAGGGGCATGACGGAGTTGATGTCGCCCTGGACGAATGCACCGTTCTCAGCCTCGGAAAGCTTGCGGACGGAGATGGTCGAGTTGGGGTTGACGATCCAGACCACCTTTGCGCCCTGGACGGTGCCGTCGCGGAGAGCTTCGGTGAGAACGTCGAGGGAGTTGAGGTCGCCGATGTACTCGTCCACGAAGCCGCGCCCGTAGTCCTCGCCCTCCACATAGGTGAAGCGCAGGGGCAGCCAGGGCAGCTTATCAGCCGGGTAGGAGCCAGCGTACTCGCCATCGATCTCGACATCGTCGATCTCTTGGGTGACGTCGTACTGGCTCGTCTCGTCGTTCAGGGTGATCTTGGTGTAGACGTCGACCTTGGCATCGCGGGGGCCTTCCTGGGTCGCCGCGTTGATCTTGGACTTGATGTCCTCGTTGAGGGCCGCGCGAGCGACTTCCTCTTTGATGACCATGTCGAGCAGATTGCCGGACGGGTCGCGGTTGACCACGTAGGAGCTGAGGCGGAAGCCGCGAGGCTTGCCCTTCTTCGGGATGAAGATCAGGTAGTTGCCAGCAATGACGAGCTGGCGGCAGGCCTCGAACGATACGGGCCGGAACATGGAACCGTTCATCTCAGAGAGGACGGCACGTTCTCGGGCGCTGAGGGCCTTCTCGATCTCACCACGCTTGTCGTCGGCCTTGGTCAGGTCCTGCAGGGCGATGTCGTCGATTTCGTACTTGAAGAAAGGCGCGTTGATGGGGAACAGGCTCTGGCTCAGCTTGGAAGCGAGGAACCTGACGCCACGGGCGCCTAGACCTTGGTTGGGCTCTACAAAGTCCGACGATCCCGATGTGCCCTCTTTGGGGAACAGGTACGGGACCGTCAGTTCAGCCGCGCGCCGAGCCCTTTTGAGATAAGGGTCTCGGGCTGTTGCGAGCTGCGCATAGAGAGCCTTCGCCGTGACAGTCGTCAGTGCGTCGGCCAAGGGTTACTGCGGAATGTTGATACCAGAGCTGCCAGTCCGAGCGAGCGGAATGGTCAACGCCTTGCGGCCTCTGCGGGCGGCATTGGCGTTCGCGCCTTCCTGGCTGGAGAGGCGGGAGGCTTCGTTCAGGACAGGCGCGAGAGGCTTGTCGTTGGCCGGCGGTGGCGGTGGAGCTACCGGATCGGCCTTCTCAATCTTTGGCTTTGAGCACATTTGCGAGGAGGTCGTCTTCCTGATTTTGGAGGAGTGCAGCAAGGTGCGTGATGACCTTCTGCTGTCCGATCAAAGCCCCAAGCTCACGGTCGGAAATCTTGATGTCGGGGAGCTTGTCGGGGAAGACCTGTCTCAGGTACTTCACCATCTCCCGCGTGACTGCCGGAGGAGCGATAAACCCCTCCGTAGTGCTAGTGGGGGCCTTAGTCACCGAGCAGGGCCAGCTCGCGTTCGGCGAAGTAGATGATCTTTTTCAGATCATAGCGGCGGGTCGTGCCTTCCTTTGAGCCGAGCCGATAGCAGGCCTTGAAGATGTTCCCGACGCTGAACCCCATCCGCTTATGCTCGATGAGGTCCATGAGTTCTCTGGCCCCCTCGGGGATCAGGTAGTACGACGAAGCGCCCCCGTCAGACTTGACCGCTGGGGCCGAGCTTTCGGGGACGCAGTGTCTGGTGCAGACGTAGCCTGGGCCTTTGCAGACGCAGTCCGTCATCGCGGTGTCCAAAGAATGGGCTCCTTCTTTGCGTGGTCGTAGTCGTCGTTGTGGAGGATGCGGGCCAGCCGGGCCTGCAGCAGGGCGTCTTCCTCGGTGAGGCCGGCGCGGAGGTACTGGTGGACCACGGCGTCCCAAAGGGTCGGCACCGGGATTTCCTTCCAGCGGGTCTCGATCTCACCCTTGCGCTTGCCACGCTCGATGGTGTGTTCGTAGCTCTCCCAGCCGGTCACGTTCTGGAGCGCCGTGGCGGCTGTCACAGGACCCATTCCGGGGCAGCCGGGGTAGCCGTCCGTGGTGTCGCCGGTCAGGGCCTGGGTGAGGAAGTTGATCTCGGCCTCTTCGGGCGTAACCGTGATGATCTCGCCGTTGCGGTAGATCAGGCCGGGGATCGTCATCATGTCCTTGTCCTGGGAGACGATGATCTTCTCGCCCGTGATGATCCGAGGGTTGGTCGCCAGGATGCCCATGACGTCGTCCGCCTCGATCCCCGGCTTGTACTTCGCGCCGTGTTCCTCGATCAGCCAACGCTTGACCTCGTTGGTCCCGACCGGCTTGCGCTGCCGGCCCTTCTTGTAGCCAGCATAGAGGTCGTGCCGAAAGGTCGTGCCCTTGGACAGGGTGATCACCGAAGCGTCGGCGTCGAGGTCCCTTTCCAGGCGGCGGATGGTGGACAGGACGGTGGCCTTAACCTCTGCGACGTCGCATGTCAGGGTCCACTCGTCGTCGCCCCAGTCGGTCTCGACCTCCAGGGCAGCTCCGGTCGATACGACGAGGATATCCCCGTCGATCAGCAGTGTTCTCAATCGTTCTCCTTTAGCGCGGGTTTATGCCGCCGCAGTGTTTGCAGCCGGTGGCGTAGACCTTGGTGTATGGACCATCGTACCAAGCGACGGTCTCGTCCTCGTGCCAGCCAAGCCAGCACAGGAGGCGGTGAAACATCAGTCGATTTCCCTGATGCCGTACTTGTCAGTCAGGGTCTCCTGCATCGCCTTCCGGTCGGCCCATTTGAGCTGTCCGGCGATGGAGCCCCCGTAGCAAACCGGCTGCATCGTCTGGATGTAAGTCGAACCACTCGGTGCCGGCGATGCGATAGCCAGCCAGCAGCTCGTGAAGAATTGCTTCAGCTTGTTTGCGATCATCAAATTCCCTTGTCTCATGGAAGCGGTAACCCCTCTCGGGGTCGTTGGTATTCATCTGCCGAAGGCGGTTCTTAAGGTCCTTGGCGAGTCCGACCTTGCAGCGCCCCGGCCACGCCGCATTGACTGCGATGTAGACGTGACCGGGTGCATTCAGGGGGGCCTTAGTGTGTCTCTGCCCAGTTCGCTCCCACGACGGAGTTGCCTGCGAGAGGGCAGCGGAACTTGTAGTACTCGCCAGCAAGTCGGATGGCGTCCTGCGCCGTCTTCCCCACCAGCTCTGCTTTGTCTTCATCGACCTCGATCTGCCATTCGTCGTGAACATTCGCGACGAACTCGTAGTGGACGCCGGGGACCAGTCCGAGCGCTTGAAGGTTGTTGTCTAGGATGACCAGGGCGCGCTTCATCTGGATCGCCCCTGCGGACTGCAGGAGGGTGTTCAGGGAGGCGTGTGCCGAGCGCACCATGAGGATGCGACCGTCGAGACCCTTGATCCAGCCCTGGGTCTTGGCCTTGCGAGCCACCGCCTCGGACAGCTTGCCGAGCGCCGGAAGTGCCTTGAGGAACTTCGCCCTGGAGAGCTTGCCAGCCGCGATGGCCTTCTGCTTCGACGAGGTGACCCCGAGGATGTTGCCCAGGTTCTCGTCACCGGAGCCGTAGATGAAGGCGTAGAACCACGTCTTGGCCGTGTCTCTGCTACACCCAAGCGCCGCAGCGTTGAGGGTGTGCATGTCGGTGCCAGCGGCCTTGTTCCCTTCGAGAACCGTCTTGATGTACGCGCCGCCGTCGTAGGCAGCCATGTAGCCGGCCAGATCGCGCAGCTCCAACGCATCCGCGTCACAGCCGACGAGCTTCTTGCCGTTTCCGACGGTCCAGCACTCACGGCACTCGTAGCCGTAGGGAAGCTTCTCGCCGGTCTTCTTGTCGTGCAGGCCGGGGACCTGGGCCATGTTGGGCTTGGCGTGGGTCATGCGACCCGTCACCGCGCCGTTCGTTGCCACCTTGCCGTGGACGCGCCCGTTGACCTCGTGCTTGAGCCAGGCCTCTTTACCCTCGGCGACTTGGCCAATGCGCTTCTGAACGATGAAGTACTCGCACAGCACCTTCGCGGACGGGTAGGAGAGGCCCTTAAGCGTCTCGTCGTCGACCTTCGGGTGACCATCGGAGGTGAACTCCGTGGGCCTCCAGCCGAACAGGTGCTTCATACGGTTGGCGACGTCCTGCCGCGAGCCGGGGTTGAACGGCAGCAGCTTGACCTCGGTGTAGGGAGCGTCGGTCGAGTAGTGGCACTTCGGCCAGATCGGCTTGCGGTTGCCGTCCTTGTCGAGCTTGTATTCGCCCTTGCGGTTCTTCTCGTAGCCGATGGGCTTCAGGTGCTTCTGGGAGACGCTGCGGTCGGCGGTCGGGGTCTTCGGCCCGAGGTTGCGGAACCACGGCCTGAACTCGGCCTGGAGCATCTTCTCCAGATCGGCCTTGCGCTGCGCCAGGGTGCCGTGCAGCTCTTGCACCTTGCGGAGGTCGAGCTTGAACCCGTAGGCCTCCTGACGGGCCACGATGCGGCGCACGTCATGTTCGAGCTGGATGCTCTCTTCCGAGAAGCCCTTCTTGACGAGCTTCATCCTGAGCCGGTCGGTGACCTCGACGTCCTGCTCGCAGTAATCCTGCATGCCCTGGGACCATGAGCCCCAGACGAAGTCGACCAGCTCCTGGCCCTTGAGACCCTTGGCGACACCAGCCGCCTTCATGATCTCGCCGTAGTCGCCCTTCCAGATACCCATGCGCTGGCCCCAGCTTTCGAGGCTGTGGCGACCCATGAGTTTCTTGTTGATCCACTTCCCGATGCCGAGGCGCTTCTCTTGCCGGAAGTCGGCGTCGAGCATGTCCGCGTACATGAGGCGGGACATGATCAGGGTGTCGCGGACCTTGCCTTTCGGCTTGAACCACGGGCGCACCTTCTGGATGGCCGGGATGTCAAAGTCTTGGATGTTGTGGCCGACGATGACGTCAGCCTCCATGAGGAGCTTCAGCCCGTCGTCAACGAAGTAGCCGTTGCGGCTGCGGTGATCGTCACATGACCAGATTTCACCGGTCTCGGTATTCTTGATGACCAACGAGTGGATCGTGGTCATCTCTGGGATCAGTCCGTTCGTCTCGATGTCGAAGACGAGGGTGGTGGGGTGGATTGCATTACCTCTTGAATTGCGCCCACAACGTCCCTCCACGCTTCCGCGAACAGGACGATGCTGGCAGTTCTGCCTTGGAGGATGAGGCGGGAGCCCTCGCGCCGGACGACCAGCGCCGAGGGGATGTCATTGTTTGTGTGATCGAAGGTCAGACGTCCTGGCCCTCCCAGTACCAAACCATGGGGTAGACGCTGGGCTCGACCTTCGAGCAGGGCAGGAAGAAGTTCTGGCTGCCGACCGGACTGGTGTCGACGAGGCATTGCCTCTGCGGCTGCTGGGGTTGCTCATCAGAGTGAGCTGGCGGGCAGAAGAGAGCCACCCACCAGATGAAGATCATTGCCAGCCAGAAGCCGGCGCTAGAACGGGAGTTCGTCATCGGCCTCGTTGGAGAACCCATGCTCTTTGGCGTCCTTGTCCTTGAAGGGGTCGTCGTCGCGAACGAACAGGCGTCCGGTCTCGCTTTCGAACCCAAGGTTGATGGTCTTGCCGGTCGCGTTGCCGGTGAAGCGGTCTTTGAGGATGCGGAAGATCGTCGTCTGCGCGATGATCGGGTCTTCGTGCTGCTGATCCCGCTCCAGGCCAAACATGAAGAACGACCAGAAGCCGATCGCTCGGGAGCCACGGAAGTGGCGGATCATGACACGTCCGCCTTCCTCGTGAGGTTTCCCGTCTGGGGTCGCGAGGTGGCTGACGAAGGTGATGATGATCTGAAGCTCGTTGGCGATGCCCGCCAGCTCCTTCATGATCCCGTTCAGCTCCTCGGTCTCTTCCGCGAGCGCCGTGAGGTGATCGAGGTAGAAGATGCGGACGCCGAGGCTCACCGCCATGTAGCGGATGTGCCCCTTAACCAACTCCCAATCGGTCTGGCCAAAGTTGTCGTAGAAGTAGACCTTGCCCCGCATCTCTTCGAGCGCGCGGCGTAGCTCGTCCTTCGTCCAACTGCCGTCAGGCACATGGAAGCGCTTGCCGGCGAACTTGCCTGCAGCTCGCTTGGCGGTCTCCTTCGGCTTCTGTTCGAGGAAGATCGCGCCGACCACCTCTTGCAGCTCGTTCACGTCGAAGGCGATCTGCTGCATCAGGAAGTCTGTCTTGCCGATGCCCGTGCCAGCACCCACGCCGTAGATTTCGCCGAGGCGGCGACCGTAGGTGAGCTTCGTCAGCTCCTCGAAGCACCAGGGGAGGCCCACAACTGGATCTTCCAGAGCGTCTTCGAGGATGTCGTCGATGCTGACGAGTCCGTCAGGCCGGTAGACCTTGGCACCCCAAATGGCGTCGATGGTCTCCTTGACGCGGCCCGCCATGAGCATCTCGTTGGCGTCCTTGAGGGGCAGCGTGGCGATGCGCAGCTTGCCCGGCGTGAACGGGATCACCTTGCATTCGTCGGTCGCCTTCTGGCCGGGCTCGTCCTGATCGAACATGAGGACGATCTCTTCGAACTGCTCCAGCCACTGGAGGTTCTTCCGCAGCGCCTTGGCCGCGCCGTCAGCCCCGTTGGGGACCGAGACGACAGCCCACTTGTGGCCCTGCATTTGGCTGAGAGAGATCGCGTCCAGCTCGCCCTCGGTGATGACGACACGCTTGCCGCCGTCCCGCCAGAGCCACATGCCATAGAGGCACATGTCGTCCTTCGCGCCCTTCGAGCGGAAGTCCTTTCCTTGGAACCTGATCTTCTGCCAGACGAGCTGCTGCGCGCTGTTTCGGTAGTTGAACAAGCGGACGGGCTGTCCGTTCAGGGTCGAACGGGTGAAGCCCCACTTCTGCGCGCTTTCGAGGTTGATGCCTCGGCTTGCCCAATCGGAGGGCTCGCCCAGGGGAACGAAGTCTGTTGTCCGGGGCTCTGCAGCCTCGGCTTGGTCGGTCAAATCGTTGTCTCCGGGTTCGTAGTGGCGGCAGCCAAAGCAATAGGCGTGGCCGTCCGTGTACCGGGCGAGATTGTCGCGGGAGCCGCAGTTGGGGCAGGGCTCCTTGCGCAGGAACTCACTATCGGTTTCGGGCATTCAGCCTTGCGGCGGGTCGTTCTGGAACTGCTGTCGTTGGCTGGTCATGCGGATGTATGCGGCCCGCTCTTCTGGGCTCATCCGATCCCACCGTTCGAGGAAGGCGCGGGTGGCCTCCTGGCGGTAGACGTCGAGGTAGCTCAGGCGTACCACTTGGGCACCTCCTGCCATTCCTCGACCACCTCTGCGAAGCCCAGCTCGGTGAGCAGATCGCAGAGGACTTGGTCGGCTTGGCTGTGGGCACCCTCGGTGTCCCCTGAACCCTGCAGCTCGCGGAGACGTTTGGTTGCCTCTTCGCGGTCCATCAGCGGCGGCTCATGGCGTAGAGCTTGCCGAACTCAGCCCGCAGCTTGGGGATGAGGTGCGCCTTGAGACGTTCCTCGAACTGCCGGCAGACCGTCTCGTAGAGGTGGGGTGTGTCCTGCTCGTTGATCCGGTAGTCGTCTCGCATGACGTAGCGCAGACGCTGCGGATCAGGACGCCACTCGACTTGGATCGTGCGGGTCATGTCCATCGGGCTGACGTACATGTCGCTTTCCAGCAGCCCATAGCTGACCGGGATGGCGACCTTGCCATAGTACTCCTTCTCCATGCCATCCATGTGGTTGGCCATCGCCTCGCAGCGGAGGTGATAGTCGTGGATGGTCCGCATCAGGTCGGTGATCCGGGCCTCGTAGACCCGGGACATCGCGTAGACCTCGTTCTGGGTCTTGCGCGGAAGGTACTTGTCGATCAGCTCGGTGACCGAAGGATAGGACTTGGAACCGGCCTCTCGACCGGTCCAAGCCTTGCTATCGATTTCCATCAGAGGCCGACGCCGGGGCCGAATGAGAACACCTTGAGCTTACCGCCCATGGTGATGTGAGGGCCGACGCACGGCATGCACATGTGAGGACCGCTGTCCTCCTGGGTGACTGCCGGTTCAGGTGTCTGGGTAGGGGCGCGCTCCCCATCGCAGCCGGCGAGGGCCACGAGGGAGAGCAGCGCTGCTGCCGGAAGGCGCTTCATCAGAACCAGCCGAGGACAGCGCCGAGGATGCCGACCGGGATGCCGACAATGCGCAGGATGCCCATGGTGGTGAACGGTGCGTCAGCCGAGGCGAGGTGGACGACGGCGACGAAGTTGAGGACCCAGCCGGCGATGGCGGCGATGATGGCGACGAGGTAGGCGAGTGCGGCGATCTTCATGTGATGGTTCTCCGATTAGGCGACGATCTTGCGGATGCGCTTGGCGACCTTGTCGGCCTCAGCGGCGGCATCGCGGGCGGCAGTCTGGGCGGCGACCTTCACCGCGATCTCGGCGTCGAGCAGCTCGGCCTTGACGTTGTGGTGGGCGACGACGGCGTCGAGCTGGGCGATGGCCTTGTTGAAGCCGGCGAGGGCCTTCGAGGTCGACGGGGTGCGCTTGATGAAGTTGATGACGGTGGAGAGGATGCTCATTTCTTGACCTTCGTTTGGGAGTTGAGGATTGCGTTCAGTGCCTCCACGCGACCGGCTGTCGGTGGCTCGTCGATCCAGGCTTGCGGGATGGACTTGTCGGCGTAGAGGAAGCCCTGTGATTGGCACCACATGGCGTAGGTGGTCTGGGACTGTTTGGAGATGCGGGTGCCCGAGCGGCTGAACACGAACCGGATGTCTAGCTCCGGGTGCTGTTCCTTGATCAGCTTGTGCTTGTGGCGATCGGCAGTGACGAACTGCCCCTTGGTCTCCACGATGATGCCGTTGTCGAGCAAGCGGAAGTCCGGTGTGTACTTCGCCAGTCGGGCAGGCACCTCGTAGGTGATCTTGAAGCTCTCGTAGGTGTAGGGGACGCCGGCATCATCCAGCTTTCCCGCCACCACATCTTCGAGCCCTGAGCGGAACCCCTTGGCGACAGCGATCTGCCGCTTCGAGGTCCGCCTCGGGTATGTCGGTCTCGGCAAGGCTTAGAAGTCGTCTTCGCCTGCGGGCTTATCGGAGGTGCCTTCGTCGGACGAGGTGTTCTCGCCCTGGCTTTCCTCGACCTGATCCTCGGGATCGTAGCCGTAGCCTTCCTCCTCGCCGAAGCCGTAGCTGTTGGCCGAGCGCTCGCCCTCAGACACGAGGTCGATGATCTGGACGCCGGCCAGCATCAGGGTCAGGCCAGCGGCAGCGGTGCCGGCCACGAAGTACGGGCGGGTCGCGAACGAGACCTTGCCGATGGTGCCACCCCAGATGTTCGGGAAGGTGAACGTCGGCTTGCCAGCCTTGTCCTTGATCGGGTTGCCCTTATTGTCGCGCTTCTGGATGCCCTTGATCTTGGCACCGCGAGCGTCGAACAGGTCGGGGCGACGGGTCCAGAACTGGCCTTCCTTCGGGCCTTTCTTGAACTCGCCCGAGGCCTTCATCTTGAACTTGAACTCAACGTCGCCGGTCTCTTCCTCGGTCTCCTGATCGTACAGGACCGTGAAGAGGTCGTTCGGCTTGACCGAGCCAAGCTTCTTACGGCTCTCGACCTTCAGCTCAGCGAATTGGCTCTCGGCGTCACGAAGGGCGTCCTCGTAGAGCGACTGCAGCGAGAACTCCTCGTTGCCCTGCTTGACCTTGCGGTTGACGAAGGCGTCGGCGTCGGCCTTCGACATGCGGAACTTCAGCGAGTACTCGCCATCGGGCTTGGGGTAGTCCTTGTTGCCGTAGTCGGGCTCGTTCAGCTTCGGATAGACGAAGGTGCCACGGGTGGTGGTGAACGACGGGAGCTTCTTCTTGGTATCAGTTGCCATGCAGTAGTAGGTCCTTTTTCGGAGATGTTCAGACGGAATAACGGCGTTCGAGGGCCTCAACGTCGAAGCCCAGAGCGGAGAGCTGGAAGGCTAGGTCGACAGGGATCACCTGTCCGCGTTTCCAGAGGAGGATGGCGGCGGTCAGCTTGGGGTTCATGCTGCGGCCTGCCATTTGCCACCATCAAACTCGAAGGTCTTCTTGAGGAGGACCCTCGGGCCACGGAGGTAGACGACGATGCCTTCGGGCTTCATGAACCCAGGCACCAAGGTGGAGCCGTTCTCCGCGAGATGTTCCATGGCCATGTCGGCCACGCTCTCGGAGTACTGCCCCTGGTAGAGGACCGGCACGACTTCGCAGCAGGCCGGCGTGTTTGGGTTGTGAGCGCCCCAGCGGTCGGTGTTGAAGAGGGCGAAGCGCTTCTCGGAGCGACCGTAGCCGCACTGGATTTTGCCGCCGTACCATTCACCGAAGTGCTGGCCGGGACCGAGCTTGGTCAGTTCCTCGGCGTTGTCGTGGACCCAGCCGGCGAAGCCGAAGTTGTCGGTCTCCTTGCCGGGCGTGATCCAGCGACTACGGGAGCCGGCGCGGATGTGCCAACCGTTGATGCTGGCGACCACGTCCTTGAGCGAGTTGCTGGACTGGCAGTCGGTGATCACGACCTGGGCGTTGCTGCCGTCGATCTTCTCGGTGATCGTGCAGTGCTGGCTGAACTTGGCCAGACGGGTGAGCTTGGGGAAGGGCAGGAAGTCCATTATGCGGCCTCCTGCTTCAGCACCAGCTCCACGGCCTCGGGGAACTTGTCGACGATCTTCTCGACCGTGGCCCTGATGCCCAAGACGGATTGGACATAGAAGGTCAGCATGTGGTGGACGTCGGACTTGTTGACGGTGACCGCCTTGACCTGGCCGAACGGGGTCGCCGGCTTGGCCTTACCCGTCTTGGCCTCGACCTTCTCGAAACGACGGACGTTGTACTTGGCCGACCAGCCCTTATCGTTGTCGATCAGGATGCGGTTGTAGCTGCCACCTGAATGGAAGCTCTGAACCCGGTAGAGCTTGCCAACCGTCAGGCTGGTGCCGGTGGCGTCGATGCAGCGGGCATAGTCGTTCTTGGAGTAGATGCTCATGCCAGTTCGCCTTTCATGTACGCGTCGATGCCACGGAACTCGGCGCGCTTGCCGTCGTCTCCGTTGATGAGGTTCTTGGTGACCGTGAAGGCTTCCTGAGCAGGAATGCCGAGGTGGTCTGCGAGGGTGAGGAAGACCGTTGCAGCGCCCATGATCTGTATCTCGGGGCGGAAGTCCTGCAGGCGGTCGAGGATGGTCATTGACGCCATGGCGACGTCGCGGGGTGTGGCCGTGTTCAACACGTCACGGTTAAGCCGGGGCATGTGGGTCTTTCCAGTTTGCGGAGATGAAGAGGAGGAACATCGCGAGGGCGACGAGCGCCGTGGCCCATTCGATGCTCATGTGAGGAACCACCAGACGGCGACGAGGACGCCGATGTCGATGGCCAGGAGGTTGGCGAGCAGGACGCCTTCGAGAGGGCTCATTTGAACAGCAGCCCTCCGAGGACCCAGCCGAACCAGAAGCTGGCGAAGTGGAGGAGGACGACGGCGGCGATATCGACCGGGCTCAAGCTGCAGCCCTCCGGTTGCGGAACTGGGCCTTGCGCTGCTCTTTCTTGCCGAAGTAGCCCTTCTCTTTCAGGCCCTCGATCAAGGTCTTGCGGACCTCGTAGCGTTCGGTCTTGGAGGCGGCGGCAAGGTCGATGTTGACTGAGCCAACGGTGATGTCCTGGTGGGCAGCGCCCATGCGGATCGTGATGTTCTGCATCGTGTGAAATCCTTCGAGAATGTTTCGTAGGGCTAGTGGGGGCCTTAGTCTCCGCTTCAGGAACAAATCCCTTAACGGAGGCATTCAGGCAAAGAAGAAGTCGGAGTTGAGGACTTGGTTGAGGTCGAGGTCTCCTTTTGTCGGAAGGGCATCAAGCTCGACGCCGGGATGGTTGCTGATGATCCCGTCACGGAACGCGGTGAGCGGGTCGCCCTGGTACATGTTGACGAAGACCGCCCGCAGGGTGGAGGCGAGCAGGGTGGTGTTGCAGGCGTGGGTGCCATAGCTGTCGTGGATCATGGCGAACGCCGTGATGCCGTGGTCGATCAACTCGTCGACCGTAAGGAACAGCGCCGACGCATCCATAGAGTGGACGAAGTTGGGGCTGATCGAGGTGGCCTGCTTCGAGGTGTCGATCAGGTCCGTCTCGTCGTAGGCCCTCAGCTTGACCATGGTTCCAGAGATAGCGGTCCTGATCCGGCGAGGCTTCATGTCGACGTAGCTCTGGAACGCCACGAAGCCGGAGGGCGTCGTCCAGTGGATCGGAAGGTTGTCCTTGCCCATCACCCTGGCCGTCTTCTGAAGCCATCCCATGGCCTCCCTGGCGGCGATCACGACGTCCCCGATGCTGTCCCATACAAGGCTCGCCAGGAACCCGATGGCCTTCTTCAGCTCGTCGCCGAGGTTGTGCTTGTAGCCGCCGGCGATCTTGGCCTTCACTGCCTCGTCGACATACTTCAGGCACGACCGTGGCGTCCCGCCGTAGGGCAGCACCATAACGGGGCGCTTGGTGACCTTGCGGTCGATGCCCATGGTCAGCCACTCGTAGGCCCATCGCTCCCTTTCAGCATCAGATCCGTTACCGGAGACGATAAGACGCAGTTGTACCATCACGCGGTCGGCGACCACCTGATAGATGTCCTGCGGCTTGTCTGCCGGGATCAGGTTCACCGCCCTGCCGCCGACTTCGTCGAGGAGCATGGCCGAGAAGTGCTGGAGCCCGTTGCATGAGCCGTCGAGCGCGATGGGAAGGTGCGAGACGAAGTTGACCCTGTCGGCCATGAACGCAGCCCACTCGAAGCAGAACGCGAGGAAGCACCAGGGCTTGTCGGCCTCGGTCCACCAGCGCCACTCGAAGGGGTCGTCGGCGCAATCGAGTATCTTGGTCTCGTTGTCCTTCACCCACTTGATGCGGTCGTGCATGTCGACCTTGTCGACCCCGAACGTGTTCGCCCCATGGATGGCCAGCCAGCGCGCGCCGTCTTCCCCGAGAGGCTTTCCCTCGGCGAACCGCAGCAGTGCCTTGACCGGATCACTGCCCTGCGGGTGCAGGACCAAGGGGACCGGGTAGGCTCGACCACGAAAGTCGAGGTTGTGGGGGAAGTAGATCGCCGGCTCGTCGCGGAACCTGTCGGCCAGCCCGAGGAGGGTCTCCTGATAGAGACGATCCTGGCGAAGCTGGAGGTTCAGCGTGTAGACGTCGCGGGCTGCCCACTTCCACTCTTTGAACTGCTTCTGCAGAGGCTCGGGCAGGGTCTTGACGTCGACCCCCTCGGGGATGCCGATGGGTCGGTCGGGCTTGGGGCTGTCGCCCGGCACGAGGCCAGCGATGCCTTCCTTCGACTTGGCCATCTCGGTCATAACGTCGAGGACCCGTTGGTTGATCTGCCAGGGTGTCCGCTGGATGGCGTTGAGACCACGCAGAAGGACGTTCCGGTGCTGCGCCTCGGCGAGCTTCCGCTTGAGCAGCTCGACCTGTTTCTTGTTGCCCCTGCGGACGAGCTGGAGGGGTCGGTCGAGGTCCGTGAAGTAGCCGCCACCCGAGAGCCCGGTCCAGTCTTTCGGCGGGATCAGCATCGGGAGGTAGTCGGGGAACAGATGCTCGCCACCTCGGATGGACTGGTCGATCCAGGCCGAGGCGCGCTCAGTCATGTGGACGAGATACTGGTCCCTCGGGGCGTTCTTGTCGCCACCCTCGGACGCCTGCTGGATCATGGCGAGCCCGGTGTGTTCGCAGAACAGCTCGACCAGCTTGATCCCAAGGTGGACCATGTCGGTGCGGCTCCAGCGATCCCAGGGGATGTTCGACTTGCCCATGGCGTAGGTCAGGACCGTAGCCTTGTGCTGCTCGGTCGCTCCGTCGTCAGACAGCCCCTTAAGCAGCCAGTCGAACCGCTCCCGGTCCTGCTTGCGGAACTCGCTGAAGCGGGCCTCCAGCTCCACCGCGCGGGCGACAGAGACGGCGAGCGTCATTAGCACCGGGGCGCGGGGTTTCATCATGCGGCCCAGGATAGCCCGGCAGGCGAGGTAGGAGACGACGTGGGAGTCCATGTCCTTGATCAGCCGGAAGGCCACCGCGCGGGTCCTGGGATTGCCGGCCATGATGTCTTCGACATAGGCCCTGACGCCTAGGGCAACCGGGTCGACTGCGCTCTCAAGGATGCAGCGCCCGGTGTCCGTCTCGTAGCCGCGCTCCTTGTCGACGTTCTTTCTTACGCGAGAGAGGTAGCGGTCCCGACCAAGGCCGGACAT